AGATCGTCGACCCCAAAGAGTTCCGAGACCTCTCATCTCCTGAAAAGACGATGGTCGTCGGAGCCTCTTTGCCAATGAGCGGAGGAATTGGTTCGAGAAGCAGATTTAGATCTGGACGCTAAAAGAATATATTTGCAGATTTTCCTATTTTGACTAATAACACCGCATTGTGTTATGCTAACAAAAGAAGAAAAGAAAATTAGGGCTAAAAAAAGACAAGAACAAAATATTGCTAACGGCAAATGTCGTGGACATAAAAATGTAGATTTAGTTCCTGGAACTACAATGTGCCAAAATTGTTTAGATAGAGCCAAAAAAATAAGCAAAGAAAATGCAACTAAAGCTCTAGAAAGACAAAAATCTAGAGTTGACTCTGGTAAATGTAGATATCATTCAGAAAAAGATGTTGTTCCTGGCAAAACTACCTGTCGAGATTGTTACGATAATAAAAAGAATGATCCTAGACAAAAAGAGTGGGCTGAATTAAGTAAAAAAAGAGACAATGAAAGAATTTCTCAAGGATTATGCAGAAACTGCCCAGATAAACAACAGGTCGATGGCACGCAGATTTGCCAAGATTGTAGGGATAAAAATTCCAAAAGAAAAAGAAAATATATTCCCGGCAATTGCAGAAATCACACATCTAGAGAAGCCGTATTTGGATTAAAACATTGCTTAGAGTGTTTGGATACCCAAAGATGGACTCACTTATTTAACACATATGGGCTTACTAAAGACCAATATTTAACCGAATGCCAAAGATTACAAAATAAATGTGTTATTTGTAAATATGATTGTTTGCCAATGGGTGAAACTAAAGATAGAAAAATACTTTTTCATCTGGATCATTGTCATAAAACAGGATTAATTAGAGGAGTGATTTGTCATGCTTGCAACTATAGTTTAGGTGCATTTAAAGAAAATGAAGAAATTATCAAAATATTTGGTGAAAATGTATTTAATTATTTAGAAAAGAGAGATATAAGAAAATGAAATGCACCAGACATCCAAACGAAGAAGCTTTGCCTGGAAAGAAAAACTGTCAAAGGTGTGTAGATATTAGCAAAAGTCGTCGAGAAAGATCTCTTAAAAATGGAACTTGTCTAGGTCACCCTGAAAGAAAATCATCTTCAACCAGTAAGAACAAATGCCAAGAATGTTTGGAGATGGGTAAATTCGCCGCAATCAAGAGAAAATTTGGAATATCTAAAGAAGAATACTTCTCTATGTTAAAATCAAGAAATAACAAATGTGATTTGTGCAAAGAAGAAATGCAAGAACCTTTTATTGACCACTGTCATAAAACGGGAGTTGCTCGAGGTTTTCTTTGCTTAAGATGCAATGCTATTTTAGGATTTTTTGGCGAGGATATGAATAGAATCAAGCTATTTTTAGCTGGATTTTCAAATCACCTAGCTGGTAATAATTTCAAACAACAACCGGAATAATTATTTTTTCCCCAAATTCATATTTCGAAAATATGAAATCTTCTATTTTATAGTCAAAGATAGACTCTTTTTTATTTAAGGTTAATGTTGGATTATCAAAGATTGGTGATTTTAGATATGTTTCAGCTGCATTTTGCTGTGAGACATAAACATGAGCATTTGAGCAGTTATGGACTAGCTTGCCTGGTTTTAAGCCTGTTTGTGCTGCAATCATGTAAATCAAAGCTGAGTAAAACACAATGTTGGCACTTATTCCTGGGAGCCAATCTCCACTCCTTTGATTCAAAATTCCAATCAATTGATCTTTTGAATTAACGTTCATAACAAAATTGTAATGGCAACAAGGTAATCTTACACGATCTGAATACATATCTATCGGATTCCAAAGATTGATCATAATTCTTCTGGAATATTTATCTTTTTTTAGCTCTTCAATGACATTTGAAACTTGATCAAATCCCGAGTTTTTATCTGGATAATTGCCACCAAAAGATCGAAAATTGTAACCATAAATTGGACCTAGCTCCCCCGGTTCATATCCATTTTTCTTCTCAAACTCCTCAGAAATCCATGGAGTCCAAATTTTACTCCCCATCGCTTCGAGATCGTGAACGTTGGTTGATCCAGAAAGCATCCAAATCAATTCCGCCAAGATGGATTTCACCGGATACTTTCGTCTTGTTGGAATCGGAAAAAACTCAGAAATATCAAACTCGCATCGGGTACCAAATTTGACCAAACAATCGATTCCGGTTCTATTGGGAATAGTTTCTCCGTTCTCCATAATATCTTGGAGAGTCTTATCATAATCCTGTAAAATGTAAGCCATATTTATTTGTCCTATTCAGCAAAAAACCACGAGGAATCTCGTGGTTTTGTTGTTTTCATTTTTGTTATATTTTTAGAGTCGTTCTAGTTTTGATTTCTTAATTTGTTTGTCTTTGTTGCCGCGCGGATTGACGAAGATAATATCTCCAATCTTTTCTTTAACTTTCCATCCCAAAGCGATTTTTTTTAGGCTCATCAGCCGCTAAAACAACAATTTCGCTTCTTGGTTCATAAACCGTATCAAGATCTTCGTTAAGCAACAATGATTCCAATGAACTTCCTATATTTTCTTATCCAATTTTAAGATACCCATCAACAACAGCAGCCTTCAGATCCACCGGAACATTGGGCGAAGGCAGTTGTCCTCGAAGGGCTTTGTTCAAATATTCCTCGGATAACTTATCTAACCAATCTTTATTTAAAGCAATTGTAGATTCTATTTGTTCAACACCATTGGGAAAATATTTTTTAACAGCGTCAACAATTCCCTGAACTGTTTTTGTTTTAAGATCGAAAGGTTTACCTGGCAGCGGGAAAAGCTCTGACATAATGCATGAAATAACGAACCGAATCGATTTGTGTGTTTCTGGAGTAATGTTAGTTCCAGCGGCTTTCTTTCGTGGAAGAATGTTCCAATAAATCTTCGTTCCCCGCCAAGCCCCAAGGACTCCATGATGTTCACCCTCGGTATCCTCAAGCAAAGAAACCCGCATAACTGCATTAGGAGAGATTGCAAAAATTAAATAGTTCTTCCCATCCTCCAAAAGAATTGGAGTCTGCTGAAAATATTTTTGGGGGGCGTAAAGGAGGTCTTTATCTGCCGCGTGAACCCAATCTCCGATTTCCACGGGATCCGGGTTGGCAAACAATCGACTCAAAGAAACAGGAACGTAGTCACTGCTTTCTTGGGGTTTGGCAAGACGAACTCCTCGCTCGCTAAATTCTTGAGCCATTTTGTGATATGTTTGAGAGAGCTTGAGTATTTTGCGAGCGATGGATCCCATATTTTTATGCTTAGGTATTCCTTAGAGGAGACGTAGAGCTTCAGCTGCTAGAGGAGAGCGGTGAGTTTCCTTAAGAGAGATATGTCCAGATAGCGAAGAAACCTTAAAGGCTTCGATCGTTGTCGTTAAGCAGTTCTTGGCTTCGTCTAGATTTTTAGCGTCAATTTGTGATAAGTCTCCTTCAATTACAATCTTCGAGTTACCAGACAGCCTTGACAGAATAGTTTTAGCATCTTCTGGTTTTAAGTTTTGTGCCTCGTCGACAATAATCAGGGCGTTAGAGATACTTCTGCCTCTCATAAAGGTAATAGGCTCGAGACTTATTTTGCCGTGCTCGATAAGATATTCTAATTGCTGCTTCCAATTATTTTTAATCCTCTTTTTTCCACCGTCTGATGGATTTGTTAAGAGCACCTCAAAACTATCCATAATTGCTCCGAAATAAGGTTCAAGCTTAGAAAATAGATCGCCAGGTAAGAAACCAATCGAGTCTCCCACCGTTTCAATCGGTCTCATCACAATCAGTTTATCATACTTCTGTCTATTAACCACCAATTCCAATCCACAAGCCAACGAAATCAAACTCTTTCCTGACCCCGCAGCTCCAGAAATAGTCACCAACGGCAGGTTTGGATCCATGATCATATCCATAGCAAACATCTGCTCACTATTTTTGGGCATGATTCCAAAAGTTTCGAACCGACGAACTGGTTTGATTGTGGTTCCGGTATATCGACCCCAAGAAACGGTGTGATTTTCATCATCGGTGAAACAAATGCACTCGTTCGGATAAAGATCCAATTGACTTCCGTCTACCGATTTATGCTCAAGGAACTCTTGAATGATTTCTTCGTCCCTAATGGTTACAACTCCTGAGTAAAATTCGTTTGAATCAATCTTGTCGTCATCGTAAGATTCCGCCGAGATTCCAGCCGCCCGAGCGCGAACCCGAAGATTGATATCTCTCGAAATAAGTGTTGAATTCCCACCCTGATTAATCGCACAAGACAGAATCTTATTGTCATTATACGATTGATCTTCTCCAATCTCTGGATAGACCGAACAATCAACCTTAAAAGAAGAATTATTCTCCGGTAAAACTATGCCAAGATGAAGCCCTTTGCCGTCAGAAAGTTGATCTAATTTTCTAATCGTCGCACGAGCATTTTTCCCAGCCTCTCCGGTTGAGAAGCTTTTAAGCTTGTCCAATTCTTCCAAAACTTGAACTGGAATAATAATCGAACAATTTTGAAATTGCTTCGACGCAAGGCAGTTGGGGTCAAAAATAAAAACCGAGGTATCAAGAACGAGAATTTTTTTCAAGGAATACATCCTGGATTAAAGAGAAGAAAGAGGGGCGACTCGGATCGATCGAGAGTTAAGATTCTGTCGGCGGCTGGCTCCTTTCTAACATTTCTGTTCTAACAATATATTTTTTTATTGGCAGACGGTGATTATTTTCTCGATCTCACCTATCCCTATATCCTGGTATAGAAGAAGCAGACCACTTTATCCGCTCTTTTTAAAGGTTAACAATACGACATGACTGGAAAACTCATTTCTCGAGGAAGCCTTCCCCCGGGGCTCTCTCATTCAACATTCAAAAGTTTGTCGGATCAAAGACAACAGCAAATAATTGGCGATATTCAAAAAGGAAAATGGGGGGCGGTTGAAGGGGAGAACTCTTCGGTGAGCAGCAATCTCGGGTTCGTCGTCAAGGGCAGTAGCAGAGGTGGAATTAACAAAAAGGGCGGCTTCGATAGCGGCGGTCATTCTTCGTCGAGCTCCCACGCTCATGGTTGGCGGGGATCTGCTGACACCGTTGGACAACTTTCCGAACTTTACTCTCCTCTTCTTCTTCATTCCAATCTTAATCTTCCTCGAGATCGAGCAACGATCAATGCTTGGTGTCGATCATTCTTTGCTCTGAACCCTTACGCTCAGAACGCCATCGCCCTTCATTCTACCTATCCAATCTCAGAAATGACGATCAAATGCAAGAACAAGAAGGTTGAGGAGTTTTTTGCCAACATGATCGAAGAAATCGATCTTATCAACATTTGCACTCAAATCGCTCAGGAATATTGGACGGTCGGGGAGGCTATCGTCTATGCCGATCTCGATGAATACAAAAGAAAATGGACCTCGCTAACGATTCAAAATCCAGACTACGTCGATATTAAAAATTCGATCGTTCCTGGTCAATCTTTAATTTCACTTCGTCCTGATGAAAATTTGAAGAGAATTTGCAATTCGAATAAACCAGCCGACATTTTGCAGAGGCAACAACTATCTCCCCACGTCATCGAGCACGTTCGTCGAGGAGAAAATATTCCTTTGAACACTGATCGAGTCTCTCATCTGGCAAGAAGAATTTCCCCCTACGAGACACGTGGAACGGGATTAATCGTCCCAGCCTTCCGCTCTTTGATGCTTTTCGATAAAATCAGAGAGTGCAAATTTGCTCAAACAGAGTCCATGATCAACCCAATGACCATCATCAAGATTGGCGGAGCTGAGCATAAGCCGAACTATGAAGATCTAGTTCTCTGGAGAGATGTTTGGGAACAAGCGACAACCGATAAAGATTTCAAGATTTTTACCCACAACGAATTTACCGTCGAAAGAAATGGTGCCGGAGCCGCAATTTACGATACGACCAACGACATAGCAGCTTTGATTAAAGAGATTTACATCGCCCTTATGGTTCCATCCGTTCTTATGGATGGCGGATCTGACACCTCTTATGCCAACGGATCAGTCGCCCTCGATGTTCTCAAATCAAGATATTTAAACTTTCGTCAGGTTCTAAAGCGCTGGCTCCGTCAGAAAATTTTCTATCCAATCGCCGTCATGAACGATTTCTTCGAATTCAAAGACAATGACAAATCCAAAGAAAAGGTTGTCATCATTCCGGACATCGATTTTAACGCCATGAGCCTTTTCGATACCGATTCTTATATTGCTCAACTGAGCGGGCTGGTCGAAACCAACAAGGTTCCCAAACACACCCTCTATCGCAGCCTCGGGCTGGATTATGAAGAGGTCCAAGCCAAGCTCCGTGAAGAAGCCATCGACAACGCAATTATGGAAAAAGAAGCTCAATCACTTGCCGGAATGAAACTTCTCGATCTTAGAGCCTTGGCGGCGAGCGGCAAAGAAATTCCGGAAACCAAGAATTCTGAAATGCCGGGAGAGAATGCTAACATGGCTGACGGAGGTCCGCCGGGATCTGGAGACGAAATGGGTGGTCCATTGCTTCCAGGAGTTCAACCTCTACCAAGCGCCCCACCCCCGGGCGGACCTCCGCCGCAAGGCTGATCATTACCATAAGGTGACATTAATTTATGAATCAACACAATCATCAACTTAGCCTTATTGGTTTTGATCTCGAAAAAAGTGAACTGGTCAAAGAGGCTCAGTGGGGAAGAATTAAGAGAATTCTTTATGAAGGAGTCTCTTCCTCATATAAAGAAAAGATGAAAATTCTTAAGGACCAGGATGATTCAATTCGTGCTTGGACCAAAGATCTGGGTCAAATCGCCTCTCTGATGAACAAATATCGGAAGCAAGGCAAGATGACAGAACTTGGATATCTTTTGGAAACCTTCAACCGAAGACTGGTCCAAATCGGAATTTTTGGAAAAGCAGTTCAGGACATTACCGAAGAAGCCAAGGTTCAACATGAACAAGGTGGAGATGATCTTGCAAGACTAACCCAGCAATTTGCAGATCCAAAAGACAAAAAAGACAAAAAAAATAACATTGGAAAACAAGCTGGTTTTTGGGAAAACACCGGTTGGGCAAAAGAGTGGTTTGCCAATAAATATCTCGGCAATGATTGGCGTAAAGAAAGAGATGAAGCTCTTCAAAAAGTAATCTCGTCTGCAATTCAAACTGTCGACGGAGTTAACGAAGCTCTTTCTCAAATGAAAAAGGCTCGGAATCACGGCAACATCGCTGAATATTCCGAGATCGTTGATCACGTTGCCAAAATTCAAAACGCCTTCTTCAAAATTTATAAGCCAATTTACGACAAATATCTAAAATCATTTGTCGACCAAGCAATGACTGCCGCCAAATCAGAAACAAAACCATTGGATGGAAAACCAGAGGTTTCTCAAGAAGACGCCGGGACCGTGGCTCCTCAAGTTGCTGATCTAGGAACCTTAGATTATCCAATTGGAAAATCGGCTCCGCCGAGCGCGGAGCCTGTCGATCTTGGAACACTTGATCCAACAGAAACACCTTCCCAAGAAGAGGTGTCGGTTGAAACCAACCCGATGCTTCCTCAAAAAGCTCCAATGACCGAGAGTTCAGAAATACCCAATGTCGATCCGATCAAAACCAATGATTTTGAGGGTGTCGTTTCCCCAGAACTTCTTAAAAAACAAATGGAAGAGAGTGAGCAGCTTGCCGAAAATGAGGCTGACGAGAGTGAAAACAAAATCAATGCTCACAGCGTTTTCTTCGGCAACTTCGAAAAACTCGCCAATTCTTCTTCTAATGAAGAAGCTGTTCAATATCTTCTTCGATACTCTTCGGCTATCGAAGACATTGATCCAGAAACTTCATTTAAACTTCTTGCCATAGCCGAAGGCTTTCTCGATCAATGACCTCAGATAATCTTTTCAAGATTGCCGTTTCTCAACTTCATAGAACTCCTGACAATGAAATAGTCAAGGTTGCTGGCATTCTTGCGCGGATTAAAAATTGGCTCAAGGGAAAGTTTAATCCCGAGTTTGCCGCCTCGATCGAAGATTTGAAGGAAAAATCTACTCATTCAAAATACATCATTGATAACCTTGAAAAACATATCGATCTTTTGCAAAGCGCAATCAAAGACGGAGATCTTGTTATTTACGAGAAACAGCTTGAAATCATCAAAGCATTTTCAGCCAAGCTAATTTCTAACATTAGTCAGACATCTGAGAAAGTTACGTCGATGACCAAAGGTCTTCGCTTTACTGAAGAAGACCGGGGATCTGAAGGTTTCGAAGATAGATTCAGAGCATCGATGCCGGAATCATTTAATCTTCCACTTGGTAAGTCGATCGATAAACCGCTTTTGTCGATCGAGCACTATAGTTTTATTTCTCCAGAAAGAATTGCAATTTCTTCTGGAACTTTTCTTGTTCTCAAAGATCGTATTCAAAAAGTTCTAACGCTTAGAAATATTCCATTTGATATTGAAGATGTTTCTGCGGATCAATTAATAGCTTTGGTTCGAGAATCAATTATCAACGGAGTCTTAATCCAAGCAGATATTAAAAGCCCAAGCAAAACAATTAAAAATCAAAAACTTGGAGCAATTGAAATTTTAGTATCCGGCGAACCTTTCGAGTTACCTGGATCAAATATTGTCATCGAGCCAACACTTTACCTTCTCGACAAAAGCACTACCCCCTCGAGGACCAAACAGCTGACTCTCCGAGCTACCGAAAGCATCGAAGTTTTTCAAAGCTCAAAAAAATCATCATCCCGCCTCGATCAACTGGTCAAGATCGCCGATCAAATTCCGATTACCTGGACCAAACTCTCTGACGTTCAATTTGCCGAGGTTATGAGAAAAGGTTATCAAAAGGTCTTCGGAAAAGATCCCACCGCCGAGGTTCTCGGAATCGGGTGGGCACAGGGCATTGTCGAATCAGCCTCTCGTTCAGGATCTGGTGTTGATCTCCCTTGTAATAACATCGGCAATATTAGAGCCGGAGGTCCCTGGGAAAAATCTGGCAAACCATATTTTGTAAACAAGACCTACGAAAAATCAAAAGACGGAAAGACAACCTTAACCGATCACGGAGCCACCTGGAGAGCATTTGAAACACCAGAAGACGGCGCGGCGAGCTATTGGGAACTTCTCAAAAATAATTACCCAACCTCGATCAAATGGATGGAGGCTGGAGATCCAGTTTCAGCCAATGCCACATTGGGGTTGAAGGGTTATTACACCGCCAGCATCAAAAAATATTCCTCGGCTGTTGGTCTTCGATATGATCAATTCATCAACAATGTTCTTCCAAAACTTGGTAATTTGAAATCCGACCCTAAAGAGCCTCCGAGTGAAAAACCAGAGATCAAAGAGTGGTCAAGCGACTATTCCAAAGACGAGCTTTCTGAAATTTTGATGCCAAAGGGAAATCAAAGCCTCGAGATGGTTAAATCATTGCCTGCAAGTGATAACGACGCCGAGGAAAATGTCGATGATCTCTTTGAAAAGCTCGTAGCTCATAATTCTATTTCTCAAATTAAGAAACAATCTAGGAACGATCAATGGACCCTCATTCGTTTTCAAAGTCCTAGCAAACTAGCAAATCTCGCCGTCGCCGACTATCTTTCTTTTCTTTCTCAGAAATATCTTCGAGGGGTAACCCAAATTTGCTCTGATAAAGAATCAAGCAAGATTGATCTTGAAATCAAGCTCTCTCAAACATCAGCTGACAATAGCTATAAAATTCTGAGCGAGCTTGCCAGGGTTGCTAATCAAAAAGTTTCCAACGAAGGAGAAACCGAACTTGTTGACTTTTTCCTTGCCCCTAACGTTGCTTCATCATTCTCTTTGCTAGACGGATTGGAGATCGAAAAGAAAATGCAACATTATCGAGGATTGGTTTTCAAAAATGGTAAATAAAAAACTCGAGCAAAATGAATTGCCCAAGCTACATCCATATCTCCAAGCAATTATTCATTATCTTTCAAACGAGAAGATTGAAATTCATTTCGGATTAACGAAAACAGTCCTCAAACAAGCAGATGCTGACGTCAATTTAAAAAGTATTCTGGTTGGTACCGTTAAAGAAGCATTTGGTGATTGTTTGATTTTGGATATCAACGGCACCAATTCCTACGTCAATGTTTGGCAAATTCACAACATCATTCCGATCAAAGATAAAAAATTCATTCGAGATGTTTACATAGACGAGCATCAGGTCAAATGAAACCTTTTTCTATTTTGAAAACGGCAGATGATAAATTCAAAGTCATCGGAGCGTCTAGAGGAAACATGGGAACATATAAAACTCAAGACCTTGCTGATAAAAGAATCGCCGAACTAAACCAAAGCCTCAACCTGTCTTCGCTTTACAAAGAAGCTAAAGAACACAAGGTTGCTTTTACCTATTCGGCGACCATTAGATTTTTGAGATCCGAATACCCTGACTTCGTTTCCTTGTTCCTCAAAAAATTCAAAGAAATTTTCGACCAAGCCTGTCAAAATCAAGATCTTGGCTTGGACGCTGCCGAAAAATCTCTCGAGCTGGAAAAAATCTGCCTAATGGAAGCTGTCAAATCGTTGGGAAATTTCAATGACCAAACCCCGTAATTTTAGATATTTTGCCGAGCAAATTTGGGCTGGCGGAGCTCCAAACCTCGATCAAATGAGCGATATTATTAGAGAGAAAAAAATTAGGAACGTTCTTTCTTTGGATCGAGCTTCTGCCGCTCTCCTTTCTCCCCTTCTCAAACAAAGCAAGGTCAATCAAATCATGGTTCCGATTGATCCCGTCGCCTACCCAACCGACAATCTCAAATATTTGATCCGAAATATTCGTCAGATCATGACGAAACAACCGATCTATGTTCATTGTTCTCTTGGACAAGATCGAACCGGATTTGCTCTTGCTCTTTATCGGGTCCTTAAATATAATTATTCTGCGGACAATGCCATTGCCGAGGCTAAAAGATTTGGTTACGGGTCCGGAATTAACCAGGCAACTCAAAATTTCTACAATTCAATTCTCAAAAAAGCCTTTGAGACCAAGAATCCTCAAGCTCTTGCCGACAATCTTGCCCAAGAAACGACCGAGGAGGATCAAGCCTCTGCTGATGATTCCGGCTGGACCGGTCCGTATACTCTTCCTTATCCAAACGGATCAATCAATGAGCGAAACAACGGCTATCCTTATCAAGAGTCATCTCCCAGCAATCTAGAAATGCTCGAGCAAATAAATCAAGGACAAGTTCAAAAGGCAACCTTCCCATCGGTCGGAACCTTCAACGTCATGGGTCCAATCAAAGGAACCGGTCCGGTGGAAAATTCCGGCATAATGTTTAACTGGTAAAAGGATAAGATTCATGCTAAAATTCTCCGAAAACATTCAGCTCTCTTTCAAAATTAATAAGGAAGAAGAGCAAATTGCCCAAGAATCAGAAAAAATGTTTCTCTCTTGTCTCAATGTCCTTTCTAATTTCAAGGATCATCTTGCGATTATCAAGGACTCATTTTCGCAAGAGGAGGCAATCTCGGTAGACCTTCTCTATAAAAAACGAGGATTGCTGAGTCGCTATCGTCAGCAGGTAAAAGATAACTTCGAGAAAAAAGTTCGCCCAATCGCTGCAAAAGCCAGTAAGCTTTTTTCATTCTTCGATTCTGACGCTAATATCGAAGAGCTCAATTCATCTTTCGAAGACGGAATTAAGCAGATTGAAAAATTGACCGTCAAATTTCTTGACGCCATGGACAATATCAAAGATCCAGAATTCATTGATACAATTTCTATCTTTGTGGAAGATATTTTTAAAGAAATTGAAACTGTCGATCAACTTGTCAGAGATCGGATCATCGAGTTTATCGACGATCATATTCTCAGCAAGCACGATTTCAAAAGCGATCATTCTTTGAAATTCGACAATCTTGCCAAACCGCTTCAGGAGATGCTCGAGGAAAGAAAAATTCTGATGCCGCAGATCTCAAAAAGACCACAATCGATGAATCCATCGGACAATCAAAAAGCCTGGACCCCGACTGATATTCGAGACATTCCGGAGCACGAAGACGTTGGTAGATATAATAATTAGTAAAAATAAGGAAAAAAGAAAATGGGATTTGTAAAACACGGAGACGATGGGAAGATTTTGAAGGTGATTATTCCTGGAAAAGATGAGGTTGATCTTAAGGAGTTGGTTGAGTCTGAAAAGAAGACGGAAAAAGAGATTATAGAGGGTGAGGAGAAGAAAACGGTTCACTGAAAAAATTATGACTTATTTCCAAAACGAAAAATCATTTGTTTTATCCACAAAATTCAAATCAATCAGAGTAGACAAGCTTATGGTTGGTGATATAATTTTGGACGATAATTATCAAGAAAAAAGAATAACTGAAATCAATAAGAAAAATACAAACTGCATAGAACATAAAATATCTCACAGTTTATCTTTGATTTCTGATAATAATTTTGAAACATTGTTTTTCGATTCTAAAAGTAAAGCTAGATTTAATTTTTATAGAAAACTTAGATCTGGATATAAATTAGACTTTGCCAAAGTACAAAACGTTATTGCTACAAAAGTTATAAATCAAACTATCAAATCAGAATTGACAAAAGATCAATGTTATTTGTTGGGATTATTTTCCGCCGAAGGATCTTTTGGAAAACGTAAAGGAGAATATAGAAATGTTATTTTTTCTTTTTCAGCAAAAGAACAAGATACTTTAGGTATAAAGACGCAACAATTATTGCAAAATATTTTTGAAGTAAAATCAAGTAATATTTCTTCGCCCTCACAACCAACTAAATCTACAGTAGCCGCATCATCTAACAAAGAGGTGGCAAATTGGTTTTTGAAAATGTGTGGGGAATATTCTTTGCACAAAACTTTGCATAAAAACCTCTTATTCTCAACTCCAGAAAACAAGATATCCTTCTTAAAAGGGTGGATAGATGGTGATGGAAGTGTGGATAAACAGTCTGGAAAACTGGAAATTGTCACAGTTTCACCACACCTAGCATTTCAAGCTAGAATTATGCTTGATTCTTTGGGTATAAATAATTGCGTTTACTATGACTATAGAAAGCCAAATGGAAAAATTATCGGAGGATATACGTTTAGAGTAAAAGTGCCTTATAATGAAGCAATCACTCTAATACATGACTCAAGTAAATTTGTTGATCTTGATGTAAAATACGTTAAGCGTAATTATTTTATTGACGAAAATAAGATCAATAAGGTATTAAAACAAAACGATATCCAAGACCAGCCGACGACCGAAATAATCCTCGAAGATAACTCTTCGTATTTCGTCAACTCGTTTTTAATAAAACCTGTAAATAAAGCTGACCAGCTATCAATATTTTAGAGTGAATAGTGTATGATTATCAAATTAGGCGAATGTGTAGCTGTTTCGGCGGAAAATATTACTTCTCTTGATTCAGCTTTGGCTACTCCAGAAATTGACGAACTATTTGCAAAATTTGCCAAAGAGCTAAAAAAAGTTGCGCCAAAAGCGAATGATTTTCTCTATTTTACAGCTGTAATGATGCATTCAGCTGAAAGAGCCCTACTTGATGACGATGGTAATCCACGTAAAGACGCAGCCGGAAACATTGTAACAGCTCATTGGGAAAAGAAAGGCAAATCTATGAAGTGGGTTTGCTCTGACCCTTCAATAAAAAGTTACGCCAATAATAACAGGGACATATTTCCAGAAGAAGAGTTGATTAAGGCGCACAAAAAGTGGATTGGAAAGCCGCTCTGTTTAGACCACAAATCTTCTTCTGTTGATATGATTCGTGGTTTAATTGTTGATGCTTTTTACGATTTTCCACAAAAAAGAATTATCGCTCTTTGTGCTCTGGATAAAAAGAATTATCCAGATCTTGCTCGCAAAGTGACAACCGGTTACGCAGCAAGCGTATCCATGGGCACGGGCGTGGGTACTGCAATTTGCACCGATTGTGGTAAATGCGCTTCTGTCGAAGCTGATTTTTGCAATCACATGAAAAATAAAACATGTTATGGCGAAATCAATACAGACCTAAATCCAATAGAACTCTCTATTGTTGTATCGCCAGCTGATCCTCGAGCCCGCATCCGCCGCATCGTCGCCTCCGCCAACCTTCTCTCCAAGTACGTCGACGCCAAAGAGCTCGAGATCAAAAAGACCGCCCACCCATCCTCTTATCTCGACGAAATCGAAGAGGAGCTCAAGAAAATCATGGATCGAATCTCGGATCTTAAATCAGATCTCAAATCGTCCGATGAAAAAAATGAAGACACAAATGATTTTAACTCGACCGAGGAAAACAAAGATTCCAACGACGAGGATGAGAATGATTTCCTTAATGACGAGGATGATTCTCAAAGCGAGAAAGAGACCGAGGAATCGCAAAATAAAACTGCTTCGGTTTCCGGAGATGACATCACCATAAAGATGCTCTCGGAAAAGCTAGACACCATTTCCAACAAAGTTGCCCAAATTTTAATCTCTAAGAAGGACTCCATGACAAAATCAAACAAAAAAGAAGCATTCTACCTTGGGACCGAGGAGCCGACACCTGGCAAGCCTCAGTATGCCAAAGAAGATGACGAATCAATCCGTAACAAAGACGATAAACAAATGAGCGGTCAAGGACCCTTTCCCGGCGTCGGCGATGTTACCAAAATGTATCCTGGCTACGAATCATTCGGCGAGTCCGAAGAGGATCGCAAACGTCGCCTTCGTCGCCTTGCCGAGGAAGAGCAACGCAGCCTTCGTCGCCAAGCGGCTCTTGACAAAATCAAGAAAAATTCGTTCTACCTCGGAACCGAGGAGCCTGCTCCCGGCAAGGTTAAGTATACCCCCGACGATCAAGAGAATGTTCGCAACAAAGAAGACGCCCAGATGCGCGGACAATCTCCATTCCCCGGCGTTGGTGACGTTGATGGTCTTCACCCATCTCCCGAATCTGCCGACGAGAAAAACGAGCTAACTCGCAAGGAAAAATACAAACGTGCCGGGAAGCTTCGCGCTTCTTTCGTCAAAGCCGCCAATGCTGACGGTTCACTCAACGAAGGTAAATCTGCCTGGCAGGTTTTCAAAGACGACAAACTGGTTCTTACTGCCTCGGTCAATGACCTCTCCGGTGGAAGAAGCTATTCGTTAATTGCGACGGCTGGATTCGGCGAGAGTCTCCTCAAGAATGTTCAATCCAAGGGCGTCCAAAAGGTTGCCGAGGAACTAAACGCAGGAATCAAAACTGCTCAAATGGCTCCCCCTGCAATGCCTGCAATGCCAGCCATGCCCGAAATGCCTGCAATGGATGAAGCACCGGCTCCCGATGCCGGAGGCGACGGCGATCCCTCCAAAAATCTCGACGAGGCGATTGACGCTGCCGAAGGAGCCCTTTCCGACGTTCGCAAGGGTGTTGAAGTTCTTCGAGATCAGTCAGGAAATGAGCTCGACAAGATGGACGGAACAGAGCCGGGACTAACTCCCGTCACTGCTTCGATGCTTCGCAACGAGAAGAAACTCCGCGCCTTCATTCTAACAGGAATGAAAAAAGCAGCTCGCGACCTCGACACCGTTATCGACGAGATGAAACTTGCTCGTCAAATTAAACGCGAGCCCCAAAAGCTTGCAACAGCCTCGGTCCGCAAAGAGTACAACAAAATTGTTGCTGAGTCTGTCGACACCGCCGCCAAAAATGTAGCTGACGCCAACTGGTTGATGAGCTCATTTACCAACTATGCCAAAGGTACACAAAAAGCTATGAAACGTATTTCTCGAGATTTGAGCATTTACAAAATGGCTCAAGATCCTTTCGATGCCACCGCGATCAAACCTGGAACCATCTTCCAAGATGGAGACCCTCTGATGCCGCTCGACGCGACTCCCGGAGTTCCTTATTACCCCAAGACCCAAGAGGTTGCTCCGGTTGCTTCGAAAGATCTTCCCTTCGTTCCCAAAAAAGATCCCGCCAAACCAGCCGTTAAACCGTCTCTCAAAGTTCCAGAAACCATGGACGAACTTCACAAACAACGTGGCTCGGCTCGCGACGATTTCTTCAGCGGTTTCCTCGGAAGCGGAGCGGCGGCTGCTAAGAAACCGGCTCCTGATATGCAGGATCATCCCAACGATCAATGGGCGGCTAACGCTGATGACAAAGACGTCGAGAAGGATGACAAGAACGATGCCAAAATGCTTCCAGACGGAACCATCGAGGGCAACGCCGACGAAATGGCAAAGATTAACAAAGAGAAATCTGCCAGCTTCGACACCTCAACTAAAGCAGGTCGCGATGCTTGGCGAGCTGAGCTTTCCAAGAAAGCAGAAAAAGCTCTTCAGTATTCCAAAATGCTCACCGATGCTCACGGCAAAGGTGGAGTTCTTCAAGATTCGGTCAAAGATGCCAAGCCCTCCGGGGATCTCGGCAAGGTCGAGAGTCTAGAAGAGATTCAAAAGGCAATGATGGCAGCTGTTTCACCGGCTACCAAGAAAAAGGCTGCCGAGATTCAACGCATGGTTGCCGAGGGTCAAATCTCAGCCGATCGTGTTGACGGTCTTGCTGCTTACGCCGTCGACAAAGAAGCGATTGCCTATTGGAAAGCTTACTACGGTCAAGCCAAGGACAAAGAGTCAAAGGAGTATTCTTCCGAACTCGTTGCCGAGCACGCTCGTCAAAAGAAAGCCGAAGAAGATAAGGCTCTCGAGGTTAAAATCTCCCGCGCCTACGATCTTGCCTATCAAATGGCAAACAAGGGCTGCATAGAGAACAACCCACTCTCAATCAAAGAAGAGGCTGCCTCGCTCACCCGTCTCGACGACAACGGTTTCAACCGAATCGCCAAGATGGTAGGCGGAATGAAAACAGCAACAGCTTCAGCGATTCCTCAGGTCACCGGCAATTCGATCTTCTCGGATCCGAACAGCTTGGTTTCGACAGCCAGCAAGGGGGGATATCAGTCGGTCGAGGGAGACCTCAAGGCTCAATTCGCCCAACTGTTCACCAAGAAACGCTACTAACAAATCGGAGGGAATAACCCTCCGAATCAAATAATTAGAGATTGGGAGGAATTTTTCCTCCCTTTTTCTTTTTCCAGGGTTTAAACCCGCATTTGGATATGCAAAAATTTGATCTGGCTTCTTTGATGAATGATAGATTGGCGGAGAACTCGAAGTTTAATCAAGCTTTGATTGCTCCAATTAAAAAACAAGCTTCGACGGAGATGTCTCCTCGGAAAATCATCAAAGAGATGCTTTTGAAGGCAAATGAGCTAGAAGCCGTTTCGCCCAAGCTTTCTCACAATCTTCGAATGATTGCCCTGGCTGCCGTCGAAGAAGACAAATCCTCGGACCACAAAGATCTCCTCAATAGTTTTGGAATGGGACAATGAAAATAACAGCTATGAATAAAATGGTCGGCAACCAAATTGCCGCCGAGATGGATAAAATTGTCACATCAACAGAACATATCAAGCTTTTTTCCAAAGCTTCTGCGGATAAGTGTTGCTCTTGCTCCGGAACTTGCTCCGAGAAATGTTCTTGCGCCGGTGATTGCAGCTCGAAATGCGACTGCTTAAAATCAGAAGCTGGAATCGAATCTCTTTCTTCAGATCTTCTTCGCTGGTCATCCGAACTAGAATCTTGCGGATTGACGAAATCTGCCGCTCTTCCTCTTGACCTTGCCGAAGAGATTATGAGCGATGACGAAGAAATCGATACCGACGGTCATTCTAGCAGACTCAAAATTAAAATCGAAAATACCGATTCTGATCCAAACTCTGTTCTTGTTTTAACCGACGACGTTGTGGGCGCCGAGAACGATCAATCAATTATGGGAAGCAATTGGGAAGTTTCTGACGGAACTCTTGCTTATGCTCTTATCTCTGACGAAGAGGGGTTGATCGAAAAACTTGAAGCCTCAGGTTATGACGTCGACGCCTCTGAATATTCTCCGATGGATCATTCCTCTTTCGAGGACGACGAAGACCTCGACGACGTTGGTGATGTTCGTCTTTCCGATATTCTTAATCCAGACACTAACGCCATCGATCCCGCAAATCACGAATCTCTTTCCGATTTTAGTATGGAAAAGGAGTTTGGCGAATTAGAGAACGACCCAGACTTTATCAACGCTCAAGAGTTTCCTGGACTATACCTCGGTCTAGAAAACCGACGCCCGGACAAAAAAGAGCGTCAAATGGCGGAGCTCGACGCTTACATGTCACGCTTTGATAATCCTGAAGAAGGGCATCGCAAGCCTCCGCGCGGTAAAATTCACAAGAAAAAACTTCTTGACCATCTTCCATCTGGACACAAATCCATCACGGACGATGTCGATGAAATAACCTCCTACGACAGTTCCGTCTCGGATCTCGAAGATGAACTTAGCGCTTGGGACAACGCGACGAAGGAAAAACGAAGCAAATATACCAGCGTCGGAGGCTATCCTCTATTCTATGTTCACATGGGAGAGGCAATTTGTCCTGACTGCGCCAATAGGTCAAAAGAATATTCTGACATCGAAATGCCATCAGATATTAACTGGGAAAATCCAAACCTTCATTGCGACGAGTGTGGAGATCGAATTGAATCCGCCTATGCCGAGGAAGAAAAAGAAGAGGGCGAAGATGACATTCTTTCTGATCTCGGAAATGACGATGATGGAATGCCAACCCTCGATGAACTTCTTGCTCACCAACAAAAACTTTATCATGCCGCCAAAAAGTATCTCCGTGAGGGCAAAGATATTCCAGAGCAAATGAGCCTCGAAATTGATCTCGTCGAGCAATCAATTAATCAAATGAAATCAAAGAAAAAGGTTTTCAAGCATTATGACGATTGAAAAAATCTCGATCGAAAAAAGTTTCGACGCCATGATCTCAAAAATTGACGACAAAGCTCCTCCGTCGGATAAACAAAAGATCGCTGCGGCAATTCATTGCCTCGTCAAAGCCGCTGAAATTCTCGAAATTGAAGATTCAGCCAAAGCAGAAGAGCTGACCAACATCATCGAGAGAATCTCTAATAATGTCTAAGAAAAATGATATTTTTTTCAAGCCCAAAAATAGCGGATCCGAAATTGAGCTTGCTTTCGAGAAAAACTTAATCGAATCTCCGGTCATTAAAAAACAAGCCCAGGTTGAAAACGCCGATTATTTTCTTCGTGTCGCCGCCGATCTTTTGACGGAATCCAAGCTATATACAGAAGCGGAAGAAGTTTCTAATCTTCGAGCCAATGCCGGGGCTTTTCCGATGATCAAATTGAAACAAGCAGATCGCAATAAAATTCTTGCATCTAAACTTCTTCGCGAAAAGAAAATTCTTGTTCAAGAGCAAGAAGAGCTTGCTTTTGTTCTCAAAAAGAAAATTAAAGAAACCGAAGACCTAGAAAAATCTCTTTCTCTGGTCTCCAAAGAAATCAACGATATCGACAAAAGATTAAAGAAGCTCATCTAAAGCATGTTTAAAGTCATTTATTCTCACGGCGGATTGGCAATTTCTCAGTTGGTCGATCCTGACGCTCAATTTGAGTCAGGAATGGTCGGCGAGATGATGGCTTACGGAAATCAAGCTGTCGTTGGAGTCTCGAGTGGACGGAATCCTTTCGGTATCATCGATGACTCCAAAACAAGGAGCTTCTCTCGAGCCGTCGTTGACGAGGTAATCATCGCCCCGGTCAGCAATCCAGTTCTCAATTCCAACAACCAATTGGTCACTCCGGTCGACATTATCGTCGAGCTTGCCAACCCATTGATTATGTCCGGTTCTTTCGTTTCGGATCCGGTCGACGTTTCTCTCAATCATACTAACGGAACTATTCGCTTTCTAGCTGGAACTGTCTTGAATTGCGACGTCACCAACCTTGGCTATCCAACGGCTATCCGAACGGTCTGTCGATACTCTCATCAGATCGCCAATATCCCGGGAGAGGATTCGACCAACGGAAGCGGCATGGTCTCGATTTGGGTCAATCCCGGCATGATCTTCCAGACCGACATTTACGATACCTCTCAACCATATCCTTTGAATTGTCTTCTCTATTGTGGTCTCGACGGTAAGTTAACCTCTTCGAAATACTCTGCCGACTTTCCTGCTTGTGCCATGGTTATCGGACCTCCAGGAGCAATCTACGGAGCTCTGACAGCCAAGTGGCTGATCTAATTTAATTTTTGACGCTGCTCTTGCAAAATGTCGGGCAATAATTCTGCATTCATTCGAATTTGTCGACGAATAAGGATTCTAAAACCAACGCCATGTCAAAAAAATTTCACCTTGATTCAGCCCAGGATCTCCGAGCTCTTAATCAGTCAGAGGTCTTCTCTGAGTATCTCAAAAACGCTTCGATCGAAGAGTTTAATCAGGCTCGAAAAAAAGAGGCTAATAAAAAAATCACTGCCTCCTTCGAAAATCTTCAGCTAGAAATTCGCAAAGATCCAATAATGTTGAAGGAATTTTCCGAGCTTCAGGATCGGGTCGTTGATGACGTTGATTTTAGACACTCTTTGGGAGCCAAGGTCGCCTCAGCCATTCTAGCTATTAATCTTTATTCCAATGACGACACCTTCTCTGGAGAATCATTTTAATGCCCCAATATTTCAAATCCAGCATCATCGAAGGGTTCGTTGATCTTGCAAAGGAGAAAAATCTTCTTCCAGAGCTCGTCGAAAAACAAACTCTCAAGACGGCGTCAACCAACTCTCAAGACAATCTCTCCTCTGACAACCAAATTCTTTCTCTGATCGAATCAATGCACGATCGTGGGATGTTTGTCCAAGCCGAAAATCTCAGCCAATCCTTCATGAGCTATAAACAAGCTCAATCGGCATACAAATCGGACTACTCGGTTTTATTGACGGCTGCTCATCCTGACGGAGACGCGAGGGTTTCCGAAAGCGGAGTTTTTCATACCCTTGAAAGTACCCAGGAAGCCATGCTCGCCGCGTTGCAGAAAAAAGCTTCATTGATCGGAATGGTGAGCGAGGCTCTTAAAACAAATTCTTCGATGGTCAAAAAAGCCGATGAACCTAATACAGGCGACGCTCGCGAAGGGGGCGATCCTGGAACTTTTTTTGGAGACCCTCCCGATGGTGATAAAAAAGAGAGTGGCGACCCAGATCAAAAAAAAGAAAACCCCGAAGATAACGTCAATCTCAGCCCTGAAGAGCTCGAGCAACTAGAGGCGCTTAACGAAAAAATCACCTCCTGCAAATCTTCAATCGAAAAGACTTGGTCTGATTTGATCAACAATAAAAACAACTATAGCGAACAAATTATGGGAGCCAATTTGACTTCTGGGATTGGTGTTTTCCCCAATCTAAAATCAAAATATCTTAGTTTCGTTGGTGTTGGTGAAGGAGAATATCAATCTTTTGTCGATGGCGTTCGATCTATTTTTGGGTCGATTGAAAATTTGAATTCCGGAGGATATACAGATAATTTGAAAACAGCCATCAAAGCCGTTGCCAAACAACAAACGCCCGCTGTTGCAGAAATAGAGCACGTTCCACCAAGCCTTTCACAAAAGTTTACCTACGGAACATTTGCTAGAGATCGCGCCAATTATGATAAGCAGCCTGAATCATGGAAAAATGCAAATCCAATAAATCCGTTTTCAATTAAAAATTACAGCGGACCAAAACCAGATCAATTTATGGCAACTAAGGTGATTTTGGAAGCTGGGCAAATTAATATTCAGATTTTCGTCGGCGCCATTGTTCAATACTATCAAAATCAATATCTCAAGATTTTTCCAGAAGAAAAAATGACGGAATTCAAAAAAGCCGTCGCAAAAGAAATAGAAGATCAGGTCAGAAAAGTTTACGGAATAATCAAACCTTTGGAAAGACTTTCTCAGGTTTCCTCTAAAAACGTTGGAATTCAGCGAGCTTTGGTAAGCAAAATCATCGGATATTGTCAAGCTGTTCTCAAAAAAATTCCAGACCAATTGTCAACCGAATGGTCTAATGTTTTCAGACCTAACATTCTAGCAACCATCGGAATCATCTCTTCCTATCTCAAAAGCTTAGACGATGATCTCGGCAAGGTATCTTTTGATAGCTCCGGAGAACAACAGGTCGGACCAGATCTTTTGAAGAATCTAAACGGAATGTTAACAACATCACGAATCATGCTTGACGAGTTAAGAAAAGGTGATATCGATAAAACTACCAAGAGTTCAATCGATGAGATTATTGGTAATATCGACGCTGTTCGGAGCGGAATATATAACTCATACGATTCCAAAACAATGTCGACGCCAACTACCTGGGCAGTTATCAAAGAAAATCTCGGAGGAGTTGGGCAAGATCTTTCTTCTATGACGGATCTTGTTTCTCTGGTCAACGATTTTTACGAGGGGGCTCACGAAGCAGCTGGAAAGGAGCTCCCCAAAAAGAGAGCTTCTCTCAATTTGAACGGTCTTTCAAAATTTGCAGCTCCTAAAACTCACATTGGCAAACCAGGAGCGCCGGCGCCAAAATCACCAGCGCCACCAGGCGGAGGATCATCCTATCAACCATCCGGAAAAAGTCCAGCGTTCAACGTCAACGTTCAAACAATGCAGTTTGCAATTCAGCAATATGCCGCAACGCTACTCAAAAACAAAAAAGCCTCCGACCTAGCCGTCTCTAAAATGCTTTCGGTGGGTCCAAAAGGTTCGAGTTCCCCAGCCAACATGGATGGAGTTTGGGGAAGTCAAACGGCTGCTGCTCTTGAGACCTCCAACGAACACATTCAAGGAAAGCCACTCGTCGTTCGACCTACCTCTCTCGACGCTGATGCTAAGAAAAATACCGAAATTTTGGTTGCCGCCAAGAATTACGTTGACGGTTATTCTGGAGGGGCATCTCCAGGAGGAGCCAACAATCCAGAGCTTGATCGGATTGAATTCGGAATGACATCTGACTTTGGGTACACTGTCATTGATGGAGAAAAAGTTCTTCATTCTTCTGATTTGAACTCTCTTAAATCGCTATACTCTTTTCTTTACAATAACGACCTCGTTTCAGCCGTTGGCGAAGAAAACGAAAGGGGATTTACCCTTAAAATGTGGCGACAAATCATCAATGGTTTGGTTGAAAGAGCCGAGCAGCGAGAGGCTTCATCCACTTCTTATGTAAAATCAAATGCGGCTTCTATTTTCAAAAGAAAGATGTATAACCTAAGATCTGCCTGGAAGCAATTTGTCACCGGCATATACAAGCGCTTTGGCACCAAAGAAAATGAAAACTTCATTGTTTCCGAGCAGTTTCTTTCAGGTCCCGGTCTTGCTGGAAACTCCCCCTCAAATTCCGGCAATTCCGGCGTCGACGGATTCTCTTCTCCCGGAGGCAAACAAAATTCGAAGGGAAACAAAGGATCTGGAAAATCATCTCTCGACGGGGAAACCTACGAAGTTGGTGGTGGAACAGCCGGATCTTCATCTTTCGATGATGGAGATACCGACCCTACAGTTCTTCCGTTTACCAGAACGATCAATTTCAGCAATCCTTGGTGGGGAAATACAGCCATCGCTCAAGAGTCTCCCGGTCAATATCTCTCGATCAAGGGTTTTGCCGGAAGCAATGCTACGACCCGAGCCCAGATGATGTTTTCCAACGATGAGAATATGCAGAGCGATCAAGATTTGCAAGAGCAATACATCGTCAAAAATAGAGGGCTTAGACTCGATCAAGAGCGTGGTTGGGATGGAGAAACTTACTGGGTCTTCGTTGCTGGTCAAAGAAACTCGATTCCCCTGAATACCTATCCGAATTTCCAAAAGAACTTCGGTCTAATTCAAAACCAGACCATTCTCGACAAGTACCGAAACTATCTCCAATCGCTGAAACAAGGACTCACCTCTTCTTATCAAAATTGGATTGAGTCGGGACCAGCCGAAACTGCCATCGAACAAGTTCAACACTATCATCAACGCTGGGTCGAGGCAATCAACAACCAGATCAACCAAGTCAATCGAACATTTCAAAAATATCGATGATTCAAAAATCCGCATATAACATCGCTGCTGACCTGGAATTCTTGGAGGAAACTCTGATGATCGAGGGATTGGCTCGTTTGGAAATGGGAATCGTCAAAGAGGCGGGTCTCTTTGACGATCTTGGATTGTCCGGTGTTGCCGATTCAATCAAAGGATTTGTCGCCGATCATTTGAAAGGATCCGACGAGGTCAAGGGGGGATACGTAACCTCGGTCCTCGGTGTCATGCTTCCTTCAATTCTTCTTCGAGTTCATCCTCTTCTTGGAATCGTCTATCTCGTCGCTTCGCAATTTGGTTACGATCTCGACGCTGCGGTAACCAAGATTTTCGGAGCGGTTAAGCCCAAGCTCGATGCCGGTGAAGAGGTTACCTCGAAAGATGTTTCCGAAATTGGAAAAAACGCTCTTGGATTATCTGCCGAAGCTAGTTGGGTTTCGGAGATGGGTAGGTTGATTAAAGAAGCTGAAATTTCTAAATCCGCTGGACCATTGTTTAGGAATGAAGGAATGCTTTCCAACTTACCTTCTATTCCTTGGCTCGCTGGTAAGGGCGGAATTGTCCAAAGAATTTTCGGCAATCTTTTCTCTCTTCCAAACAAGGGCAAGATCGTTTGGCTTCTCGGAGGGTTTGCGATCTGGATTGTCAAAACAATTTTAATGGGAGCTGGGCTTCTCGGCATAGCGGGAGGGGTTTCTTCTCTTCTCGGGCACAAAAAGCCCGAGAAAAAAAACGATGACGCAAATCATCACGACGATCATGGCGAGGAAAAACAAGTCCCTCCCGTTTCTTCG